TGGCCTGAAGCACCTGGTCCTATTAGTCCACGAAGTCCTGGTTCAAATCCTGCCTCTTTAGGTGGTGGATATTTTTTCGATAGCTCAGAAGATTATATCAAACGAAATGCTTCTGGTCTTCCAGTAAAAATAGAAAGCGAAAACTGGCCCGGTCTGGGGACAGCAACCAAAGACGAAAAGAATAAATATTTCTATAAGGTTAGCTTTATAAATGAGACTGGTTCTGAAAGTCCTATTAGCCAACAATCAGATGCAGTAAAATGGACAACAACAGAATTTGCAGTCGATGGTGTAAATACTACCTCAAGGACAGGTGTATTATTATCTGGAATTCCCACAGGACCAGAAGGTGTGGTAGCCAGAAAGGTATATCGAACTAAAAACAATGCGACCACATTTTTCTATGCATTTACAATCTATGATAATATTACTCAAGAAGGTGTTGATTATCTGGAAGATGACCAATTAGGGGATGAAGCACCTAATCCATCTGATAGTATTGTTATGCCATCTCAGATGCCAAGGTTTGCAGCTTCTTTTCAAAATTGTTTATTCATTGACGGTGGAAAGAAAAATCCAAGTAGGATATTCTATTCTAATCCATTACAAATGGATAGCTATTCAGCCTCCTCGTATTTTGAAATTGGGAATAGGCAGGGTGGCGATATAACTGGCTTGTTTCCATATTATAATAACCTATTTGTTTTCAGAGAAAGAGCCATAGATGTTATCTCTGGGACACCTGGCAACTTCCAAGTCAGTCCTTTTATTCAAGGTGTAGGATGTAAATCACATGCTACAATTGATGCAGTTCCAGGAGTTGGAATATGCTTTTTAGCAGAAGACGGGATTTATGCAATTCAAGGAAACTTTACAGGCTTTGAATTGAATATAACAAAGCTATCTACTCCCATTGATTTACTATCAGAAACTTGGAGTAGAAGCGGAATGAAAAGAGCAGTCGGTCAATACTGGCCGCAAGCTAAAGAATATCATTGCTATATTCCAGACAGTGGGTCAGACCAAGTAGGTCTTGGAATTGTTTTACATGAAAATTTTGGTTGGTCAGTTAGAGATGGTTGGCCAGTCGGATGTTGCACGGTGGATTATGATGGAAACTTTATTTTTGGACATAAGTTGGGTAATGCCAATCAGTATAATACTCTTCCAAGCGGCACTGCTGTTGGGAATGGGCTTATGGTTATCTCAGGAAAAAGACAAGCTGGCTACGTTGTTAGCGAGCCATCGCCCGAAAAGGAAATCATACCCGCTCCTGCGCTTACATCCACATTCAGAAGCCAATGGCACGACATGGGATATGACCCGGCCAAAAAGCAGATAAAATATTTATATATCTATGCCTATACTACAGGCCAACAACAAGTTCCGATAAGATGGTATAGAGATGGAGATTGGAAAGCAGAATTCGACCAATATGCAGTCAATCCATCTACTTCAATGGTCCAAGAACAAAGCTATTTGTGGGAAAGACCAGATTATCCAGACCAGCCAAATTATATTACAATCCCTGGTGGTGCTCCAGTTCCAGCAGAAAGCGCAATATGGGATACATCGGTCTGGCAGGATAGATACCTTACATCAATCAGGGTTGCAGTTCCTCTGTTTATGTGCTCAACATTTGCCTTTGAAATAGAGACGACAAGCAAAATCCAGTTTGTTGGCTATGCTGTAGAATACACAGCAACACCGACCCAAACAATCAGAGGGAAATCATAATGGCCTATAGATGGACGAAAAAGAGTTTAGAAAATCAGACGATTATTGATGCTATGGAAAATGATGTGGCTATCAATGATTACATCGATAATATAAACAACAACATTGACAGAGAGAACATTCCTGAAAACCAAATTAGTGAGCCTATGATAAATACCGCTTCACTGATTAGAGTATTCACAAAGAACAATCTGGGCGTCAATGAAGGCTTCTGTGGTAGTGATACAATCTTCAATGCAGCAGCAGTAAATCATCCCAGAGGTAATGAAATTTTTGGGTTGAGATATCAATCATCATCTAATCTTAGAAGTGGAGGAGACTGGATAATAGCAAGTAATGCATCATTCAGTAATCTGGAAGTAGAAGAAGGGATGATGACAGTAGAATGGTCTTGTAAATATTATATTCCAAAGTATAGAGTATTCTATAAAAAGGCTGGAGCATCACCCGAAGTTGTTGCTCCAAAATATGTTCAATGGCAAATCCGATATAATGGATGTATAATGTATGAAAGCGGTCCGCAATTTACAAGTTGGGGAAACACAAACTGTTCAGCCAGCTTTCCAGTTCCTCAAGGAAATGGTGAGATTACTATCCACTATAGGTTATCAGGTCTTATTGAAGACAATGCAGGCCAAGTTGTTTTGACATTTTTTGGCGGACAAATAACTGCCATCAATAGGAGAAGATAATGGGAAAAGTATCTACAACATCCAGAAACTGGCCAGATAATAATACGACATCAGCAACAGGTGTCAATAGTATTTATTCAGATATTCAAACACAAACTGGTGTTATCGATAGTGCTAATGTAAGGACAGAAGGAATTGATACAAGAAATCTGGTAGCAAATCAACATGTCAAATGGGCAGGCACCCAGCATAATGGATGTGAATTCGCATTAGGTTTATCACCTTATCCAGCTGGTGCTCAGTATGGAGATTATGCGACTGATGGAGTTAGGGAAACACCAATAAATCATAATCAAACTGGAATATCATCTACAGTCCCAGGTGTAGGAACCAAGATGCAGGTAAATGGAACCAGTGGTATTGCCTTGGTAGCTAATGATATTGTTCGTATAAAATGGACTGTATGTCTATGGAAGGTAAGAGAAAGAGTGAATTCCAGTGCAGCGGTCGCTCAATTGAATATGCATGCATCTGACTTGATTACAACTGTAGCCAGAGCCGATGGCTCTACTGATGGTAGTGGTGTTGGTGAATGGTGTTTTCTGGTCTATCCAAAAATAAATGTTTCGAGCAATGCACTAAATGATGCTGATTTTCTGACTGTTTCAGGAGCCAATATGTATTATGCGGCAGTCGCTGACCCTAAAACTATAGTCCCAGGTTTAGGTAATGGTGAATTGATAAATGCCAAATTCCCACATGTTTCAGTCGTCCCAATGTGTATATTGGCACAAGGGACAAGTGATGATGACCCCGGCTACACAACTTATGCAACTGGGGATAGTAATGCAACCAGTGGTATAAGAAGACCACTCACGATTAGTGGCTGTATTACCCTTAGAGCCAACGCAAACATGACACTATATGGTATCCAATTATATTCTTCCGGATGTTGGCGAATGAACGCCCAGGGAACTCCGTTGGCCAACGCCAGTTTATATTTGGAAGACCAAGAATGCAACGGTGCTTTAGGAACACCCAAATACGGTGTTAGCCAAAGTCCAGTTTATGAAAGTGCTTCAGTGTCTGCAATGATTATGACAAATGTCTATACAACTTAGGAGATAAAATGGCGACTACAATTCCAAATACTTTTGCAGCTGGCACAGTTATAGATGGTCCTAATGTTGAAGCAAACAATGATGCAGTAAAACTCTGGACCAATGGTAATATGGTCGGTGGAGATTTGAAAACATCACAAAAATGGATTACAACTCCTCAGGTAATGACAGGATTTTATAATGCGATTATAAATCAACATGAATTTACAACTGGTCTGGTTCAAGGTGCTCCTGAGATGCCGAAATTCAATATGGGCGGAATGGGTGTAGTCATGGGGAATGCTGATAATACTCTCCTAAACGAAGTTCAACTCCCCACGTATGATACAGCTAACGGTAATACTCCATTACCCAGAACTTATGTTCGGTTCTCATTAGAAAAAGATGCCTACGTGATGTATCAAGTCAATTTTCAAATGTATCCGTTGGATGCTCAGACCGGTGGTTATGCCGCTTCTTTCAAATCAAGTGTTTTTACAGTTGATATTGATGGAACATTACAAAATAACACAAAACATATATGTCAGGCTCAAGGAGATGTAGGAACTTCGTTTGCTAATGCACCAGAAGCAGATGTTATTCCACCTTATGAAGGTGTCAGATATTATTGTGCCCATTGGGCAGGTCAGCTTACAGCTGGCGACCATTACATTGGAATTCAAGGCTGCTCTAATGAACAGATTACTTGGGTTGGAAGATTAGGAGTTAGTCTTGAAGCATATTATTAGAAAAACACAGATATATATAGACAAGGAGATTTGATATGGACCCGTTTACATTGATGGCTATAGGTATGGGTGTTGGCGCAGTCGCTAAAGGTGTTGGCGGCTATATAGAAGCCGATACTATCTATACAGAAGCAGACAAAGACAGAAGAGAAGAGCTTGAAAGATTACAAGACCTCAATCAATTAGGTTTGAGTGATGAGGAAATGAAGGTAATGAACGAGCAATTTATGGACCCATTGCAGGCTCAGAATAGACAAAGAGCTTTAGAACGACGAAATATTGCAGCTGCAGCAGATTTAGGAGCTGGAGCAGTCAGTCGACAAATGATGCAAGAACAGGAAATCGCAGGAAGGCAAATAGCAGATGTAGAAAAACAATTAGCAGCTGCAGATTTGGCTACCAAGAAACAACAAGAAGAAGAACTGCAAGGATTGAAGAAAGCAGAAGAGATTGAGAAATCAGCTAAACTCAAAGCAATCATCACTGGAACTGCAGATACAACTCAAGCATTGACATCAGCTTATGGACAGAAAATGGCATTCAATGAAATGACAGGCCAGACAAATATATCTGCTAATCAAGCGAAAATGATGCAACAAAATATGATTACCCAACAGTATATGAACCAAATGTATGGACCACAATACGCTCCATACCAGCAATACTATAACAGATATTATAATAATCCAGGAGCGGGGATGGGACAACCTATGCCAATGATGCCAGGATACCCACCAGGATATTATAATCCAGGAGGTCAATAATGGCTGAACCCAATCCAAGTGTAGCTGATTATTATATCTATCAGTATATGCGAACTCATGAACAGCGATATCAGCAAATGCTGCAAATGGCTCAATGGGAAGCACAACAAGGCTATGAAGCACGTGTCGCCTATCAAAAGCATATGTCAAAAGAAGCAATTGCTCTACAAAAATATGCTTCAAGCTTAGAAAAAGACTTGACTGAATATATTGATAGTAAGGCTACCGATGGAACCAAAGATGCTGATAGAGATTTAGCTTTGATGAGAATGTATCTCGATGTAAAGAAGGCTAAAGCAGCAGAGGTTAGGGCAGCTCAATCAAGAAG